CATACAAAAGACACGAATCAAATAATACAGAATCTGATCCTCAACCAGGAAGTGTAAGTAAAACACTTTATTCTGGAGACAGTGAGGGTTGGAGTACTGTGGCATGGAAAGATTGGAACGCTGATTATCAGGCACGTAAGGTAGATAACACCACTAGAACACCTGGTACATATCAAGCAAGAAAAGCAGACAATAGTACACGAACACCTGCTGCCTATCAACGACATGATAAGGACAATAATGCAGTTGAAGCATGACCATAATTAGTTGAGGATTTGAGATGCCTGCTGAATGGTATAAAGAACAACCAAAAAATAGAAATTTCTTAGCACCTACAGGATTCAAGTTTAAACTTGAATTATTTGATAGTGTGGATTTCTTTTGTCAGGCAGTAAATTTTCCTGATATCAGTATGCCAATCACACCAATAGCAACTGGATTGAGATCTGTTCCTGTTATTCCTGGTGGTGGTGTTGAGTATGGTGATTTAAATGTACAGTTTATTCTGGACGAAGATCTAATTAACTATCATTCTATATGGAAATGGATACAACAGAATGGTAATGCTGAAGGATTTAAGGTAGCAAAATCAAAGTATTCTCATGGTCAATTACATATACTAACATCAAATTATAACACACAGTTTATTGTTGATTATGAAAGATTGTTTCCCGTGGCCTTGACAGATATTATATTTGATGCTACAGTTAACGATATCGAGTATTTCACAGCGAGCGCAACGTTCAAATTTACTAGGTATACTCTCCGTGATAAAAATTTTAAAATTATAGAATGAAATTTGAGCAACTATATCATAGGTTCGATAAAATTAAAGAAGAGTGGAGTGCTGATACTAAGATAGATTTTCAATTTAAGAACAAGGAGTACTCAGAAGATCTAGCACGGCTAGCATTAGAGATCCCTTTTCAGCACAATAAATACTTAAACCATTACACAGACATATCACAAATTAAAACCTCTTTTGAATTTGAACATAGAAAGATGGTTAAAGAAAAACGCGAGTATTATGGTGGTGAATCAGAAGCTCGTGTATATGCAGAAAAACCATTTGGTTCACATATAAAAACTTCTGAGAAGATGAAAGTTTATATGGAATCAGATGATGAACTGATTAACTTAGAAGCTAAAATCAAATTCATGGATCAAATGCTTCATTATCTAGATCAGGTAATGAAACAAATTTCTAATCGAAGTCATCATATCAGACACGCTATAGATTGGGAAAAATTTATTAATGGGAGTTAGTAGTGCCACATCTGACAGTCAAGAAAAAGAATGAAGTATTCATGCAAGTGGATGCAGAACCACATGTCCATAGAGAATTAGCAGATTACTTTTCATTTGAACTTCCAGAAGCAAAGTTTTTAAAAAGACAACCCAGATATAAATATTGGGATGGGATGATCCATTTATATTCTCCAGCAACAGGTGAGATATATAATGGTTTACTTCCTCATATAAAGCAATGGTGTCAAGAAAAAAAATATAATATTGCATATCAAAATAATGATTGGTATGGTACGGTAGAGGAAGAGAATGATTTCGTGTCGCCTAAGGGCGTCAAACACTTCATGGATAGCATTTGTAGTATAAGACCTAGACCATATCAGTATCACACCGTCTACCAGGCACTAAAGGGCAATAGAGGACTGTTCGTGTCTCCTACAGGTTCTGGCAAATCATTAATGATTTATTCAATTATTAAATATTATTGGATGTTGAAGAAAAAGATTCTTATTATTGTACCCACCACTAACTTGGTGGAACAAATGATGAAAGATTTTAAAGACTATGGATGGAGAGCAGAAGATTATTGTCATGCTATCTATAGTGGTAAAGATAAGAATACTGATAAGAATGTTATTATATCAACTTGGCAATCAATTTATAAGTTTCCAAAGAGATACTTTGATGATATTGATTGTGTGGTAGGTGATGAGGCACACTTATTTAAAGCAAAGTCTCTTACTGGTTTGATGATTAAGTTACATAATGCCAAATATAGATTTGGATTTACTGGTACGTTAGATGGTAGTAAGACTCATAAGTGGGTGTTGGAAGGATTGTTTGGTCCATGTCAAAAAGTAACTAGAACTGATGATCTGATTAAGAAAGGTTATCTTTCTAAGATTAGAATTAAAGTTTTAGTTTGTAAGCATGACTATAAGTATTTTCCTGATTATCATTCAGAGATGGAATATATTATAGAACATGAAAAGAGAAACAATTTAATAAAAAACCTAGTCAATGATATAGATGGAAACAGTTTAATACTATTCAACTATGTGGAAAAACATGGTGAACCTCTTTATGAATTGATAAATAGTAGTATGACAAAGGAACGAAAAGTGTTTTTCGTTCATGGATCCACAGACACAAAGGACAGAGAAGAAGTACGAGATATTATAGAGAGAGAATCTAATGCAATTATCATCGCGTCTTATGGAACGTTCTCTACTGGTATCAATATTCGGAATCTTCACAATGTTGTGTTTGCTTCCCCCTCCAAGAGTCGTGTACGAAATTTACAGTCATTGGGGAGAATCCTTCGTAAGGGTGAAGGAAAGGAAATAGCAACTCTTTATGATATTGCAGATGATATATCTACAGAAGGCAAAGATAATTATACTTTAAAGCATTTGTACGAAAGACTATTAATATATCAAGAAGAAAATTTTAAATATGAAATCATAAAAATTAATTTGAAATAAAATGGAACCAGAATTCTATGCAACAATAAAATTATCAACAGGAGAAGAACTTCTTTCTAAAGTTTCCTATCTTACTGATGAAGATTCTCTTTTATTGGATCGCCCATTAATAGTAGATCGTGTTGTACAAAAGAAAGCTGGTCGTGCAGTAGAAGGATTTCATTTAAAGGAATGGTTGATAGCAACTTATGATACTACTTTTGTTATTAATATGAGACAAGTAGTTACTATCACAGAATTAGATCCTAAGATTGTTCATTTTTATCAACGTCATTTATCAATAGATCCTACTCTTACTGTTGATGATAATGATAAAGGTCTCACTAGATCAATGGGTTACATAGGTTCTGTCCAGAAGACTAAAGAGGTACTAGAGAAGATCTATAAAGATAATAGCTCTAGTCCTTCTGAACCCTGACAGAGTTATTCTATTAGGTTTTTGACTACCTGTCAAGCCCTATTGACAAATAGAGTATTTTCTACTATAATATCCACAGTTATAAAACCCCAGATGCATGGCCAAAGCAAAGACCGAGTACTATGTAAATAATCGTGACTTTTTAGATGCAATTGTTGCATACAAAGGTAAAGTTGCAGCTGCTAGCATTAAAGGTGGTAGTAAACCACGTGTACCTGATTATATTGGTGACTGTTTTCTTAAGATTGCAACACATCTATCATACAAACCAAACTTTGTCAACTATATGTTCCGTGAGGATATGATATGTGATGGTATCGAGAACTGTTTACAGTACATAGATAATTTTAATCCAGAGAAATCTTCTAACCCTTTTGCTTATTTTACACAGATTATTTACTATGCCTTTCTACGTAGAATTCAGAAAGAGAAACGTCAGTTAGAAATCAAGAGTAAGATTCTAGAGAAGTCTGGATATCAAGAGGTTATGTATACAGATACATTTGATGGTGACATGGCAGGTATGAATGCTTCTTATGCTGACATGGGTAGTATCAAAGAAAATATAGAAACGAGGATGAACAATAGATGACAGTTGCTATCATAACAGATCAACATCTGGATGGTAGAAAGGGTAGTATTAATTTCTGGAATTACTTTAAGAAATTTTATGATAATGTATTCTTTCCTACATTAGAAAAGAAAAAAATTAGAACCTTAATTGACTTAGGTGATACCTTTGATCAAAGGAAAGGTATAGATTATAATGTATGGAATCGTATACGTACTTATTATTTTCAACGTTTGGAATGCATGGGTATTGAGGTTCATATGATTGTTGGTAATCATACTGCATATTATAAGAATACTAATGAGATTAATACACCAGGATTATTGTTGAGAGAGTTTTCTAACATTGCAGTTTATGCTAGACCACAGGAGATAATTATTGAGGATACTAAGATCCTTATGATTCCCTGGATTAATTCGCAGAACAGGGAAGAAACACTTAATAAGATTGAATCTACTGATGCTCCTCTTTGTATGGGTCATCTGGAGTTAGGTGGATTTGAGATGGTTCCTGGTATGATGGGAACTGGTATGAGTCCTACTTTGTTTTCTAAATTTAAGAAGGTTCTTTCTGGTCATTATCATCATAAGTCTAGTAAAGGTAATGTGACATATATTGGTAATCCTTATGAGATGTTCTGGAATGATTATAATGACCCACGTGGATTCTATTTGTTTGATACACCTAAAGCAAAGTTAACTTGGATCAAGAATCCATATAAGATTTTTAAAAAATTATATTACAATGATCTTGAAAAAGATATGGTTGTGGATTATGATGAGTATAAAGATACTTATGTTAAGGTTATAGTAGAGGAGAAGAGAGACTACGAACAGTTTGATATGATGATTGATCGTCTTTATGAGATTGGAGTTTATGATATCAAAGTTGTAGAAACTTTACTTGATGTTGATGGTGATACTAATGAGTCATCATTAGAGATTAAGGATACTTTAACATTACTTAATGAGTATATTGATGAGGTAGAAATGACCGTAAATAAAGATAACTTAAAGAAGGTTATGAGATCCCTATATATTGAGAGCTGTGAAATGGTGTAATGTCTTATATCCTCACACTTAAGAATAGACCAGATGGAGTATTTTCTGTCATCGATAGTGCAGAGGGAGAACATATTATTCCTATTTGGGACGAAATTGATGACGCAGAAAGATATTTAATTCACACAGAAGATGGAAACCATCCACCACTACAGGTAGTGGAAGTTGAAAAGTTAGAAATTGTTGCAGCATGTGTGAAAGGAAACCAAAAGTATGTTATAATATCCATTGATGATTTTATGATTCCACCTATTGAGTGATACATGATTATATTTGAAAAGGTAAGATGGCGGAACTTTTTATCGACCGGCAATACCTATACTGAGGTTGATCTGTTATCTGCTAAGACCAATCTAATTGTTGGTGCTAATGGTGCTGGCAAATCAACCATCTTAGATGCGTTGACGTTTTCTTTGTTTGGGAAACCATTCAGGAAGATTAATAAACCAATGCTTCCTAATAGTATCAATGAAAAAGATTGTGTAGTTGAGGTTGAGTTTAGTAAAGGACCAAATAGGTTTAAGATTATACGTGGTATTAGACCAAATAGATTTGAGATATATCAGAATGATGTGATGTTAGATCAGTCTAGTCATGTTGCTGATTATCAAAAGCATCTGGAACAGACTATTTTGAAGATGAACTATAAGTCTTTTACTCAGATTGTTGTGTTGGGATCTAGTACATTTGTTCCATTCATGCGGTTACCAACTTCGCAACGTAGAGAGATCATTGAGGATATCCTAGACATTCAGATTTTTTCTGTGATGAATACCGTTCTTAAGGATAAGGTAAGGACTGCATCAGATGAGATGAAGGACTTTGATTATAAAGCAGATCTTGCTGAAGAAAAGATCTCTATGCAGAAACAATTCATTGGTTCTATTTGTCAGCAACGGCATTCTACTATAGAAGATAAGAAAGAAAAAGTTAATTTTTTGATAGCAGAATCTGGGGATTTAGAAAAGAAAGTTGAGGATGCTATTGCATATAGAGATGATCATGTGGGTGCTGGGTCTAAGTTAAAAACTTTAAATAATTTGAAAGGTAAGATTCAACAGAAGTTCTCAGCACATAAGAAACAACATCAGTTCTTTGTTGATAATACTATATGTCCTACATGTAGTCAATCTATTACAGAGGAATTAAAAGCAAATAAGGTTGATTCTATTCTGAAATCTATTAAGGAACTTCAAGTTGGATTTGAAGAAATGGATGTTGCTATTAAGTTGGAAGAGGAACGAGATGAAGTTTTCCACAATTATAATAAAGCAATTGCTCAATACAATGCTGATGTTCAGAATACACAGAAGCAGATACAGGAATATCAGGAAGAAATTGAGACATTACAAAATGAGAAGAATGATAGTATAGAAGCAGAAGAGAAGCTTGTATATTTGGAGAATGAATATAGTAAATTAAAGAAACAGATGTATAGTATTAAGGAAGATAAGAACACGTTGTTAGCAGCATCTATTCTTCTGAAAGACAATGGTATTAAGACTAGAATCATTAAACGTTATCTTCCGGTGATGAATAAACTCATTAATCAACATCTTCAGAACTTAGAGTTTTATGTCAACTTCAATCTTGATGAAAATTTTGAAGAGACAATTAAATCACGTTATAGGGATTCTTTTTCCTATGAGTCTTTCAGTGAGGGAGAGAAAGCTCGTATTGACATTGCTTTGTTGCTTACTTGGAGGGCTGTTGCTAAACTTAAGAATTCTGTGGATACTAACATTCTTATCTTAGATGAAATCTTTGATGGTTCTTTGGATGCTGGTGGTACAAGTGAATTAGGATGGATCTTAAGAAACTTTGATGATAATACAAATGTATTTGTCATTAGTCATAAGGAGACTTTAGAAGGTAAGTTTGAGAGAACATTGAATGTGGAGAAGGTTAAGAACTATAGTGTGATTAGGGAGTCAGTTCTACAACTGGCATAAGGTATAGTCATAGTCATGTCACTATGCTATAATATGTGCAAACAAAGAGAAAAAAAATATGCCTAGTTTTACATTTGTTTCTGTTGATGAGGAAGGATCAAATACCAGTATGACTTTTAATACTGTCTTTCTTTCCCATGTTGTTGATAAGATGGAGCAGTTTCTTAAAGGATCTGGATTTTATTTTAAAGAACTTAAAGTGGTGGTTGATGAGGATACAGAGGTAGATTTAGATTTGTCATGAATAAAAAATTTTCTGGTTACATCGGACACGTTGTTAAACTTAAGGACGGTAGGTCTGCTAGGATTATTGAAGGTATTGGCAAACCTAGTTTTCCTGGTCATAAGATTTTATTACAAGACCTTGACGGAAATGAATTTGAATGCTATCATAGTGATATTGATCATGTATGGGACAAAAATTGAGAAAATACAATGAAGATGAAATTCTGAAAGAGATTTCGGATTACATCAGTCATACCTATGCTGGACATTATAGTACAGGTAATGATAGTATCCAAACGTTGGATTTGATTGAAGCGTGTGGAGATGCTGAAGCATTTTGTCGAAGTAACATCTTGAAATATGCTTCACGCTATGACAGAAAGGGGACTGCGCGTAGGGATATCATTAAGATCATCCATTATGCTATGCTTCTCCTTCATTTTAATGATAAAACTAAAACGACGGAGACTTATCCTCAATGACTCAGGTTAAATTAACAACACAAACGTGCGACATTTTAAGAAATTATTCTCTTATTAATTCTTCTATTCTTCTTCGTAAGGGTAGTATTATTAAGACTATTAGTGTTGGGGAGAATATTGTTTCTGAGTATAAATGTGAAGAAGTATGGCCACAGACATTTGGCATTTATGATTTACCTCAGTTCTTGATGGCAGTTTCTTTGTTCCAAGATCCTGTCCTTGAGTTTAATAACAATTCTTATCTAACTATTCGTGGTAATGGTGGTAATACTTGTAAGTATTTCTTTTCTAGTCCTGATATTACTCTCAAAGCAGCACCAGAACGTGATGTTCAATTTCCTGGTGCTGATATTGAATGTAATGTTTCGACAAATACTTTGGTTAAGATTCAGAGAGCAGCTAATAATTTAAATACACCTGATCTATCATTTATATCTGAACCTAATGGTCATATTATTCTGAGGACATGTGACAAGGAAGATGAAACTTGTAATGTATATGAAGAAAACCTTAAGGGTAATTGTGTAGATAGTTTAGATCTCTCTATGAAGATTGAGAACTTAAGATTGTATGAAGTATCTAACATTTCTGCTGCTTCTCCGTCTTCTTATAAAGCAAAAGTTTCTCGTAAACTTATTACCCAATGGGAACATAGTGTTCTCGATCTCAAATATTATATTGCACTCGAACCTTGATGCATATAAAATCATGTGGTGGATGTATTTTATGTTGTAGTGGAACTCTAACAGTAGAAATAAACGAACATAAAGTACATCCAAATAACCCATGTCCACATATATGTGAAAGTGGTTGTGGTATCTATGATGATCCATTACGACCAGCAGTGTGTGGTAATTATGGTTGCTGTTGGATGATGAACCGGACACTGCCAGATTGGATGAGACCTGATAAGGTTGGATTCCTAATGACAGAATATAAAGAATTCATCACTCTTTCTGCAGATTACAATGCAAAGATTGATGGAGCTGCATTGCTCTTTGCTATTGATTGGTGTAAATTGAAGAAAAAAACCATGTGGTACACTGTAAAGTCCATTGGACTTGGAGAGTATTTTCGTGGTAGTATCATGAATCATCCAGAGTCTGTGTTTAATCATGGATCTATGGATGAAATATTTCTGCCTGTAGAACTACATAATGACAAATAAAAAATTCCTCTGGTGCGAACAATACAGACCACAAACAATTGAAGATTGTATTCTTCCCGATTCAATTAAAGATTCATTTAGAGGATTCATTGAGCAGAAGGAGATTCCTAATCTGCTTCTTGCTGGCACTGCTGGTGTTGGTAAAACAACAGTTGCTAAAGCATTGTGTAATGAGATTGGTGCATCTTTCATTACAATCAATGGATCGGATGAAGGTAGATTCCTTGACACTGTTAGGAATAAGATCAGGACATTCGCTTCTACTGTCTCACTCACCTCCAGCAGCGCCCACAAGGTTGTTATTATCGATGAGGCAGACAATACCACTTCTGATGTTCAACTGTCCTTGAGGACTGCTGTGGAGGAATTTCATGAGAATTGTAGGTTTATTTTTACTTGCAATTTTCCTAATAAGATCATTGAACCATTACACTCACGTTGTACGGTTATTGATTTTAAGATTAAGAATAGTGATAAACCACTCTTACAAGTAGCATTCTTTAAACGATTGCATTCTATCTTAATTGAGAATTCTATTGAGTTTGAAGATAAAGTTCTTTTGCAACTTATCACCAGGTACTATCCTGATTGGCGTAGGTTAATCAATGAGACACAAAGACATGCTGCTGCTGGTAAGATTGATGCATCTATTTTAATTGATATTGCTGATATTAACTTAGATGATTTGGTACGTTCGTTGAAGAATAAAGAGTTTACTGTGGTTAAGAAGTGGGTTGTTAATAATATTGATAATGATCCTAATTTGGTAATGAGAAAGATCTATGATTCTTTATATGAATCATTGAAGAGAAATTCTATTCCAGAAGCAGTATTGGTCTTAGCAAAATATCAATATCAGATACCATTTGTTGCTGATCAGGAGATAAATATGTTAGCATGTCTCACTGAGATTATGATGAGTTGTGAATTTAAATAAGGAGAAATTATGAACACAAAATTAGTTAGGATTATGGGTGAAGATGTTATTTGTGATCTATTGGAGAACAATGAGTCTTATGTTGAGTTCTCTCAACCTATTGTTGCTGTTCCTTTACCACAAGAACAGGGTAAGATTGGATTTGCTCCATGGTCGCCATTGATGTCTGAGAGTATGGAGAAGATTCGTGTTTCTAAGAAACATGTTGTTTATGTTGTTGATATTAATGATGACATGAAACAACAGTACGAACAATTGTTTAATCGTGTTATTACTCCTCCAAAGCAGGGTTTGATACTATAGTATGGAAAAAGAATCTATTGTAAAAATTGAGAGAAAGATTGAGATAAAAGTTGATAAATTATTTCCATCTGCTGTTGCTAGGATTGATAATTTAATGCCTTCGGATTATAATGAAACATTAAAAGATATTTGTTTGGATACACTTAAAGTTGTTGATAATGGTGGTGCTCATTGGCCTTGTAATACTTTTAGTAGTATGGGAACGTATGATATTTTAACAGATGATAGATTTAGTCGTATTAATAATTCTGCTACAGATATTGTTCGTCAAATAGCACGGGAAATTTTTGATTCAGATTTTAATTATCAACCAAAGAATGGTTGGTTTAATGTAGCTGATGAGTATGCATATCAGGAATATCATATTCATCCTGATAGTGTTTTTTCTGCAGTGTATTATGTGTGTGCTCCAGAAGGTTCTGGTGATTTGGTGTTTGAATCGCCACTTCAACAGATGGTTTTAGTTAAAAATGCCGACGGAACAAATGAGTTTACTCATGGATATTATAAGTATACACCTAAACCAGGAACATTAATACTTTTTAGATCTCATATGAAACATATGGTTCAGCAACATATGAATGAAAATAATTGTAGAATATCATTAACTTATAATTTTGATTGATTATGCCTAGTCTATTAAGATTTCTTGAAGATCAAGAAAAAATTGATCAAATGCTTGCATTACAGGTTAGAATAGAAAAAGATAGGGAGCATCAATGGACTTACATCCTAAACCGACAACCCCAGAAAGTGTTGACGAGGCCAACAAAGCACTCTTCCACGCCACAATGAATATACCAACTGCTGCAAAGCATTGTGGTATGACAGAGAAACAAATGAAGTATACTTTCCGAGAATTTTTAAAATATCATGAAGCGAACTACCAAATCACTGAAAACCCCATTACGTTACCCAGGAGGGAAGAGTCGGGCGATCCCAAAACTATTGCAATTCCTCCCAGACCTTTCCCAGGTAAAAGAGTTTAGAGAACCTTTTGTTGGTGGTGGTTCAGTAGCACTGGAGATTACCAAGAGGTATCCTAATATTGATATTTGGGTTAATGATTTGTATGGACCACTTGCTAACTTCTGGCAACAGTTGCAGCATAATGGTGGTAGGATGCAAGAAAAGTTGATGGCATGGAAGAGAATGCATCCTGACCCACCAGAAGGTGGTTCGGTATATCCAGCACAAAAATTATTCGTAACAGCAAAGGAGAAATTGAATGATGAGAGACAATCCCCTATTAATCGTGCCTGTTATTTTTATGTTGTTAACAAGTGCTCTTTTTCTGGTCTCACTGAATCCTCATCCTTCTCCAAGCAAGCTTCAGTCTCAAATTTCGCAATGTCGGGAATTGCTAGACTCACGGAATATGAGCATCTGGTAAGGGATTGGAAGATTACTAATTTAGATTATAAAAAATTATTTACTGATAAGAAGGATGTATTTACATACCTAGATCCCCCTTATGATATTAAGGATAACTTGTATGGTCAGAAGGGTGGTATGCATAAGAAGTTTGACCATGATAAATTTGCTGAGGACTGTGATAGGTTTGTTGGTCCTATGTTGATTTCATACAATAACTCACAGATGGTTAAGGATCGTTTCAAGCAGTGGACAGTTGCTGAATTTGCACACACTTATACCATGAGGTCTGTGGGGTGCTATAATACAGATCAAGCAGGGAGGAAGGAACTAGTCCTTTTAAATTATGAAGTGTGATGTAAAACTTTACGTAGCAGGAACCGTTTTCACAGAGACAGTACAGGCACGTAACTATGAAGAAGCAAGGCAAGTGGCTCTTGCTAGGAATCCTAATGCTAAAGTATTAGGAGTTAATGCTAATCTTAAAAATTGATGATTGAAATGACTGACACTTGGAAAGTGATGAATGATCTAGAGGATGCATTCTCAAATATTGCTACATTTAATTTTATGCTGGAACAACTACAAGAGGCAGTAGACAATGGTAGGACTAATGAAATTGTAGACCTTACTCATGCACTTAATGCTTTCATGCCTGTTTATACTGATAATTGGGACAGGAAATTTAAAGTTGCGTGGGAGCATGTAGTAAAATGAAACCATATCAGAAAAGGGCCATGAAATCTTGCACTCAATGTGGGATCGAAAAACCCTTAGATCAATTTCCTAGACGTGATGGTCCCAACAGAAGTACAAGAAACAGATGTACTGAATGTATTAAAAGATCTACATATGTTGTAAAGACTCTTAGAAAAGAGTATCTTAAGGAGCATGGATCCATACCAGAAAATTGTGCTTGCTGCGGCAAGTCAGCTGGGGGAACAGCATCTAGAATGGTTTGTGATCATGATCATCAAACTGAAAAGTTTAGAGGGTTTTTATGTAGTCACTGCAATGCTGGTATAGGACTTCTTGGAGATAACTTAGAAGGAATTTTAAATGCTCAACGCTATTTAAAGGAGTGTGAATCTAATAGATCTATTTGATGTAACCCTTATCCATTAACCATTTTTTTATGTCTGATCCTATAAGTAAAATTGATACACAAGGACTTAGTGCTCCTTCAAAGAAAAAGTATGATCCTAAGAAGGACAATAGAGTATTTTCTCAAATGCCTGTGATGAAGCATAATATCATTACAGATGAATTGAGACAAGAAATTAAAGATATTATTATTGAAGCATTGGATGAGTGTGGTGATTAAATGGAACTAAAAAATTATTTGTATAGTATTAATCAATCTAAGCAGAGTGTGATGGAAGACAATCAGGATGCTGTTAAAAAGTATCCTGCATGGATTGTTAATAAATGTTTGTCGTCTCACATGGATGCCATTTTATATTCTAATGAAATGAATATGAATTCTGGATTAAATAATAAGATGCAATACGATTTTTACCTAAATAGTTTGAAGCCAAGGAAAAGATTTACTCCTTGGGTCAAGAAGGATACTCTTGAGCATCTTGAATTGGTGAAACAATATTATGGATATAATCATAATAAAGCTATCGCCGCCTTGAGAATTCTCAGTGAATCTCAACTTGAAGAAATCAAAATACTATTAGATAAGGGCGGTAAAAGATGAATACTGAAGTTGAAATTGATTGGCAGCCATCCGATATGGTAGAAGTCAGTCTTTCTGAACCAGATGATTTTCTTAAGGTACGTGAGACACTGACACGCATAGGTGTTGCTTCTCGCAAAGAACGTAAATTATATCAATCATGTCATATTTTGCATAAGCAAGGTAGGTATTACATCGTACATTTCAAAGAGTTGTTTGCTCTTGATGGTAAGAAAACTAATTTTACCATGAATGATCTGCAACGACGCAATCGTATTGCCCAACTATTGTCAGACTGGGGTTTGGTTTCTGTAGTAGAAGCAACAACTATCGAAGACGTTGCTCCTCTTAACCAGATTAAAGTTTTGGCGTTCAAAGATAAAGATGAGTGGACTCTTGAGTCCAAATATAATATTGGCCGGAAGAAAACTGCAGTTGGAAGTGTAGTATAATGTCTGCAATGGTTCCACCAAGCAGGAAGAGTTGTTACAACTTCCGAGTAGTGAAGATTAATCGTGTACTTGATGGCGACACTTTGGATTGCACAATTGATCTTGGTTTTGACTTATATAAAAAAGAGAGGGTAAGGATTGCAGGTGTGGATACGCCAGAAAAAAGAACAAGAAATGCAGAAGAAAAAGTCCTTGGAATTGACGCTACAAACTGGCTTAAGGATAAGCTCAGTGGAGCTATTTCTGGTGACGATGATCTTATCATTAGGACTGAGCTTATCGGTGGTGTCGGCAAGTATGGTAGGCTTTTGGGCTGGTGTTACGTCGGTGACGCCGAGATCTCTCTCAACGAACAAATGATTGAAGAAGGATATGCTTGGAGCTACTCAGGTGGCACTAAAAAGAAAGACCTTGAAGAGTTGAGAGAAATTCGCAGACAATACGGCACATTAGTTGAGGGATAATAATGACTAAAGAGATTACAATTAATGCACCAGAGGGTGCTAAGATTGAAGGGTTGCAAATTGAGCAGACTATATCTCAACCAGCAGACTTAGAAGTAGGTCCGGTTAAGGTTGGTGATGCTTCAGCACTTACATGGAGTAATGCTGGTATAGTAATAGTTCTTATTGCTGCTGTTGTT